TCAGCCATACGCAACAATGCGTATGTTCGTTTTCGTCTTACGACGAAATGTAAATGGCGCCTTGGAATCAGCCCCCGAAAGGGCTGCATACAGTACGGCTACGCCGTACTCCCGTTCACTCATGTCGCAAACAAAGCGATCAACGAGCGGACGAGTGACGAACTCCTTCCATCTAGTACACCACAACTTTCGCGAGAAAGATGTGTGAGGAGATGTAAGGTACTCGGCACTAGACTTTTGGACGCGAAACGCCTGATCCGTTACATCTGAATAATCAGGTGCGACGAAACGAAAGCGTTGCGGAATCATCTCTCTCAAACTAGGGAGAAATGGTTCACCGAAGCACAAACAAATCGCGCTTCGATACCAAGAGTTGTGGAACTTCATTACATTTTGGACAGAATCCAAAGCGTAATCAAGTTGTACAGGGCGAACATCTACACCTAGGTAGTAATCCATACCGCAAGACTCGCGAAAAGGGCCGGACCCAAAGGTCTTACTCTGATTCACGTCGAAACCAAGCTGCCCCAAAAGGGCAACTAAAGAGTCGAAACTGCTCTGGCGAACAATGATGTCATCTCCGTATACACGGAAATCGATACCAGAGTCTCCAGATTCAACTGCAAAGCATGCAGCTGAGAAAAGCAGTGTCTGCAATGGAAAACAAAAGCCATTCCCCATCGAACAAAACTTAGAGAAAGAAAATATTTCGTTCTCAAGTTTGTACGATTTCGATCTGACTCTATCCAAAAGATAGAACCAATCGTAGGGGAGCAACTCGCGTACAACCGAACTGGCTATGCTATCGCTAGCACTGCTAAGATCAATCGTACAAAACGGGTTGTCCTTAGATAATGAACCCTCACGGGCCATTAGGCTATTAAGCGACTGGTTAGATAGGTCGATGCGCGCGCGATTTTTAAGTCGAGTGCGCATATACTCATCTATACCTTTTTGCAGATAGCCATTAAGGAGAGGCTCAACAGCAATTGACCTCATGATCAATGTTGTCTTAGGAACGAATGTAATGTTATTGTTGTTGATGACGTTCGCACGGCGTTCAAAGCTCGTGTCAAAGAGCGAGGAGACGTCGGCCGAAAGAGCATCCGAAGGTTCTACGAGTAACTCGAGAATCTGGGAATGCCCCTTCATAGCGGCGCGAGCGTAATCAAGTGCAGAAGCGGACACGGACCATCGAGAAGCGGAAAGTTTCCGCTTCACGTTGGTAGCGTTTCCGGACACGCCTATGGATGCACCCGGTCCAAAGCCGCACTTATCGAAGATCTCTGCTAAAGGGGGCGTCTCACCTAGCACAAAGGCTATGTAGGAACGCATCCGATGGAGGAGATGCTCAGAAGGCCTACTCGGATGAGCAGGCGTAGAAAATATCTCATTTGTACTACGGCATTTCGCCTCATACATTTGAAATTTAACTACTGCCCTGTCTCGCGCGGCATTCTCTATGCCGATCACGGGAAAAGGGTACTTTCTAATAAGCGCGGCTATCTGATTAGCTGCAAAATGCTCTACAGCGGTCGAATACACTGTTTCGACCAAGAGCTCAGCAGCAACTAGCAAAGATGTAACCTGTTCAAGAGAAGTATAATCCAGATTTTGGACGATACGCTCAAGTTCAGATAAATCGATGCTAGCGCTATGGACGCGACAACAATTAACAACCAACCGACGATGAATTTCATCACGATTGGCTGCCAGCTTGTTGTTGACAGCAGAGAGCTGACCCCTGTGGGATTTCATTGCGAAATTCTCCTAAAACGATTAACGTCTTTACGACGTATAAAAGGACAAAGGCTCCCAGTATAAACTGGAGAACCCGGTGCAGGCCGTTCATGAAGTATTACTTCAGAACGAAACTTGCTGTGCCTTGACATGCGACTTAAAGGTCGCAGAAGCCAAGAAACTCCCCATATCGTTCAACAGGGCGTCCACATCAGCGGATGCAAATCCAACAGGCACCGAAACGTTGATCTCGACGATGCCATCACCCGCAAGGGTAATGGCACCGGTGAGAGTCAAGGTACGTGTAAGCTTCGCAGTGGTCCGACCGACACCGGAGAATACAGCGGATGCTTTGGGCGCCGTACGCTTCAAGACGATATCGTCTTTGACGCTAACGGTTTTCAAAGTACCGATGTAGCCAACGCTATTTTGAGCGAAGGCATCAGCGGCGTAGGTCTTGGCATTGATGGTTAAGGACATATAAAGGTTAAACCTCGTTAGTTGGTTGAAACAAAACTCTAGCGACGCACCTGTTGCGAAGCTAGTGAAAGGGCATCGAGACAACGTAGGAGCCTATCGAATTTGAAATTCGGTTGCACCATAAGCGTTGGAGCTCTCAACCCAACAAATCGTGATTTGGACCGGATGCTTTGAGTGCATCCACCGGAGGGAGGAGTGATAACATCAAAAGTAGCAGGCGCAATTAGCGATGAGCTAATCACGTCGTACTGCGATATTTGCACTATCTCTACGGTAAATCCTGACACGACCTGCGTTAAGCCAAAGCTCGGAACCATTGATCCAAGATAGGACCCGATGTTTACGAACCAGTCAGCAACGAACGAGAACTTAGTGAGTTCCCAGGGCACGGTAAGAAGATTCTTTCCGCTTAACCCTGAGGCACCAGCTAACGTGCGCTCATACTGATCGGTGCTCCACCCTCTGACAGTGATGTTGGTATCAACATGCACAACGCCATTAAGTGTAAACGCTCCACCATCAGTGCTAGTACGGTTATACTGAGAACTCTCAGTGTATTCATATTTCGCACGGGTGGTTTCGAGCGCTAAGCCCAACTTGGCATCTAGTGCACGAAGAATATTCTGGATATCAGAGATCGTAGGCATTAAGCCATAACGAGTCATAAGATAAAGAGCGGAGGCATTCTCAGTAAAGGCCCTAGGGTCTTTACGCTTAATCGATTTGTACAATTTCTTGAACGAATCGACATAAGAACTGAGCAATGCAAGGGTCTTATCGACCTCTGCAATAGACTCATAGAGGTTGCTTTGAGAGCCACCTCTGCCACGCTTGTCCAGAACTTCAGTGGAGACGTACTGTATAGCCTTAACCAGAAGGTCAGGGTCACACAGTACACCGGTCACGAGTTTCCCATCAAGGGGATTCACCGCGTAACCGAACCCAGACCCCTGTCTACCCACGGTAATACCGTGAGCGGAACGACGGTACTGACGGTTATAAAGATCGGCGCCTGAGCAATCAGGAACTTTCACTTTAGTATTCCAATCGATACCGGTTCCGACGTCGATAGACTGCGAGATAATTGTCATCGGATTGTTGACAAATCCAGCAGCACCTTTCGACGGAAGAGGAGGGTTGCCAGTAACATCGTTCATCGACGTGTATTCGCCACAAAGCCAGGTGTTGGGAGACGAGGTGTAGTACGAGGCCCATGCAGCAGAACCACTGCATACGGCCTTGGACCATTGCTCGTACCCAACAGTACCTGGATCGTAGCGTTTATCGCGAAGACGAAGACGAGACGGCATTTGATAATCTCCAAATTGACACTAGCACAAAAGAAAAATCCCTATTTCCGAGGGAGCCACTCCAAATTGAGATTCAACCGAAGCGCCAAATCGAAGAGAACGCGAAGTTCCTCGTGAGGGCATAGTTGAATATCAATTGCGAACTCGCGTCCTAACTTCTGCACCAAAGGTGAAGAAGAGCAAGACAAGAGTTCAATCACTTCAGGTATTACCCTAGTGACGAGCTGATAATTCCAATTGGTCAAAGATGACTCAAAATGGACGCTTTTTGTAATGCAACCGATACCGTGGAGTTTAAATTCCACAGACACGAACTTGCGCACAGAAACGAAAGCAGATAC